GGTAACTGGACTCTCAGTGCTAGCTCACGACTCAACGCTACTTACGCTGACCTTGCAGAACGCTTTGCAGCCGATGATGTATATGATGCAGGTACTGTTGTTCAGCTTGGTGGTTCAGATGAAATCACTGCTGTTCAATATGAACTTTCAGAAGATGTATTTGGTGTTATCTCTGATACTGCTGCGTATTTGATGAATGCAGGCGCTGGAAGTGACGCAACTCACCCGCCGGTCGCAGTATCTGGGCGTGTGCAAGTTAAGGTTATCGGAATTATTTCAAAGGGTGACCGACTTGTTAGTGCAGGCAATGGTATTGCCCGTGCTGCTACAGTCGGTGAAGCAACACATTTCAATGTTATCGGTAGAGCGTTAGAAGACAAAACTGCTGACGGTATAGGCTATGTGGAAGCCTTCGTATCAATTAAATAAATAGGAATTAGAACATGAGTTACGCACAGTTTGCTTCAATTGACGCATCAGATTTTAATACACTAGCAGGTGGAAATCCAACGACAACAGCAGGTACATTAAATGCTGTGTGGGCAACCGGCGGCGGTACTAACGGTTATGGTCAAACTGCATTAGCAAACGTTACTGTCGGTCAATCAGTTGCCGCAACAGGACAATGGGCAACTCTAGTTGCTAATACTGCAAGTGCTGCAACTCACCAGGGCTCATCTATCACTGCTGTAACTGCTCCAGTAGCAGGCGGAACTATTACATTCTTGTCAGCTATTCCTACTAACTTGACAACTATCAATACCAACAGATTGAATGCAGCTACCCAAGGTTCTACTAGTACGAATACTGCTACATTTGGTTCGATTTGGTCAAGTGCATTGACATTCACTCATACTGCAACTTTTGCTAACGGTGATGCTGCACGTTATTTCTTCAATTCAGGCGGTCAACTTAAGTTGACATTTGCTCAGCCAACCGGAACAGCGATGGCTAACGCATATAATACTCTAGCTACAGCATGTGGTACGCTAGTAATATCAGCACCTTCTTCAGGTACTATCACTGTTGCTGGCACATCATATACTGGTTTCACTAAAATCGGAGGAAGCGGAACCCCTTCCCCATATTCGACAAACACCGGCTACTACGCTTTAACTACATCAAATGCTAACGTCTTCTTACAAGCAACTGGTACTCCAGCAGGATACACCACTTCATACATTAACGTTCTTGTTAGATCAAATGGTACACAAGGTTCTAATGGTGATGCTGGTTCAGTAATTACAATTACTACAGTATGGGATGAAATTCCAAATGGTCTTAACGTAACAGCAGGTTCTGCTACTACATTGACTGCACAAGCACCTGAAACAACTAACTTAGCTAATAGCTGGGGCACAATCACATTAGCTGGTTCGGTAACAGGCTCTTAATTTTTTACGTCACTGGTGTATCCATCTAAATACTTCTAGGAGTATATGATGGATACCAAAACCTTAATTAGTGAAGCGAAAGCTCGTTTCGCACACAACTCAGCAAAAGACTACCTAAAAGAAAAGTATGAAGCCAAGTTGCTTGTTGCAGAGCAGGCTGGCCTTTGGAAGGCTGACAAAGAAACTATTGCATTTTTAACTATTATGGTTAATGATTGGGATGATAGAGTAATACTCGTGGACACCTTTCAAAATCCAGTACTAGTAGACCGCGGTGAGTTATTGTCTAAGCTCAAACAAGTATATAATAGTGTTATGCTAGACTGGTACAATGAGTGGAAAGAGCTAGAAAGCAAAAGATGACCCGCGGTGTAATACTATTTGCCTTCAATAGTCACAAATATAACTATTATGAAATGGCTAAACACGCCGCAAGTCGTGCTAAGCATTTCCTAAATCTACCCGTAACTCTAGTAACAGATGAAGAATCTATGCCACCAGGAGAATACGAACACTGGGATAAAGTAGTAAAGATTAATCCAGACAAGAACAATGTGCGTGATTGGGGACAATGGATTAATAAAGGCAGATATTTGGCTTATGATTTGAGTCCGTATGAAGAAACTATTCTTATTGATGCCGACTATGTTATCAACTCTGATAAACTATTAAAGACGTTTGACATCTATGATGACTTTTGTTGTCACAATGGTGTACGATTTTTTATGCGTCAGGGCAATTTTCCTGAGGCATTAAGTCCTAATAGCTATGATGACATTCTATGGGCAACAGTTATTACTTTTAGGAAAACTCAACGGGCAAAGCAAATCTTTGAATGCTTAGAAATGATACAGAAGAACTATGAACATTACGAACAGATTCATGGATTCTTGAATGCCGGATTTAGAAATGACTATGCATTGACTCTTGCACTGAGAATTGTTAACGGTCATGTTGATAATCCTAAAGATTTCATTCCGTGGAATCTAATGCATGTGGGAACAAGTACTACAATTTATCCCAACAACGAAGGTGAGTTTAACACAGAATACACAATCATATTTGACAGTTGGCAAAAACTCAAAATCAAAAAAGAGTATAATGTTATTAAAGACATGGACTTCCATTTGATTAACAAGGATCTTTATGCAAGGATTATTGACAATGGATAAGGGTTTTGTAATTATGGCGCAGGGTGATGACTATGTTACTTGTGCTAAAGCATTAGAACTTAGTATTAAACGCACGATGCCGGACGCTAATGTAACAATCATTACTACAGAAATGCTTCCATACGGAGATCAAGCTCCCGATACATTTTGGAAGTTACAGAATGATTGGCAAGTATACGAAGCATCTCCGTATGAATATACTATCAAGCTTGAAGCAGATATGTATCTCCCGCAATCAATTGATTATTACTGGGATGTGTTAAAGGAGCGTGACGTAGTAGTGTCCACTAACATTCGTAACTTTAGACAAGATATTAGTGATGTTCGTTATTATCGTAGATTCATCGATGACAACAATCTCCCTGATACATATAACGCCATTACATATTTCAGAAAGAGCAAACTAGCTGAGAAGTTTTTCAATATTGTCCGTGACGTATTTGAGAATTGGGAAGAGTATAAGCGTATCTTAAAGTGTAAGGTTGATGAACTTTGCACTACTGACTGGGCATACGCTATTGCTGCACATATATTAGGTGCGGAGAACACGACAATGCCGCAGTTTGATGCAATGTCAATGGTTCACATGAAACAATATATCAATGGTTCTGCTACTGAGAACTGGGCTGATTCATTAATACCTGAACTATTTCCTCACACCTTTCGTATCAATACTATCCCGCAAGTATATCCGGTACACTATCATGTAAAGAATTTTGCTAACGTAATACTGGAGAAGTTCGGTGAGTGATGAAGAATATGTAATTGTTTGGGAAGCTCCGGAAATCGTTAAGCCAGAGTTTCGTCTTTACTATGATAATCGCGGAAACGTGTTGTTTTATACTTGCGAAAAGCTAGACGGCGATTATATCGTAATTGATGCCCTTACATTCGCAGAAGCTAGACCTGATATCAAGGTAGTAGACGGAAGAATTGTTAGAGGCGGTGCTAGTACACTAAGTTCTAGGTTACACTTAGCTACTGACGGTACGCTATGTGAAGTTGAAGATGTCAGTGTCATTACTGAAACGGGCGGGCAATATTGGAAGTTGAAAACGGTCAGTTTATAATTTATAGGGTGTAGTTTCTCCCTATAAATATATGCATGGACGACATTATTGATATTGCAGACTTAGACTGTATTTACCTAAGCTACGACGAACCTCAAAAAGAGGAATTCTGGTTAAAGATTAAGAACATGGTACCCTGGGCTACACGAGTAGACGGGGTGAAGGGAAGCGATGCTGCACATAAAGCAGCGGGCGAAGCATCTACTACAGAACGCTTTATTCTTATCGACGGTGACAACATGCCCGATGAGAACTTCTTTAATCTACAGCTTGACTTTACAGACAAAGACCCTAATTACAAATTAGCGCAGTATCGTTGGAGAGCAGTTAATGCTGTCAACGGGCTACGCTATGGCAACGGCGGAATGTCGTCCTGGACAAAAACATACGTTGCCAATATGAAGACCCATGAGACAAGTGACGGAAGTGATACAACTGCGGTTGATTTCTGCATGGATTCTTCAGACAATCTATACTGGGCGATGCACGATTGCTACTCAACTACGTATCCTAACTACACTCCCTTCCAAGCGTGGAGAGCAGGATTCCGTGAAGGTGTCAAGATGGTACTTGATCGGGGTGCAAAGCCTAGTATAGATGACTTTAAAGAACGAGTTGCGGGTCGCAATCTAAACAACCTCACTATATGGCACAACGTTGGCGCAGATGTTGAGAACGGTATGTGGGCTATCTACGGCGCAAGACTTGGCACGTATATGACTATGCTTACGGATTGGGATTATCGTGACGTTGCGGACTTTGACAACTATCCTGCATTGTGGGAGAAATATAAGAGCAACAACCCGGCGCTTAGTTCAGGGTTTATAGGTGACGAACTTGAAAGTAAGTTAGGACTACCAATGTGTACGTTAAGCCCTGAACAGTCAAAGTTCTTCAAGCGTCACTACAACGCAGACAAACATAATCAAGGGCCATTAGTAAAAGAAATGGATGTAATTAGAAAGATTGAGGGCTGGTAATGCATTGCTACACCGATATTGATGCTAATGATAAAACTTACTTGTGTTTTGAATTTACATACCGTGAGCTTAAGATTTGGTACGATAACAAACCATCAATAGAGCGCATGACTAAATTATATCTTCCTAATAAAGAAGAAATGATTGCAGCTTACCCACATTTAACAGAAATAATATAATGTCAGAATCAGAAACAGATAGAATCAAAAGAATTCGTGACTTCATTGATGTAAATGCCACGCCTACATTCTGTTTGGCTAAGTGGCAGCATGTTACAATGTATCTACAAACAGGTGAGACACACTCTTGCTATCACCCTGCCCCTCACAAAGTTCCTTTAGCTGAATTAAAAGATAACCCATCAGCATTACATAATACTATGCATAAGAAGCTTGAGCGTAAAGAAATGCTTGAGGGTAAGAAGCCAGATGGTTGTCAGTATTGTTGGAACATTGAAGCAATGGGCCCTGACTATATTAGCGATAGACATATTCGCAACGCAAGTATTTTTACTAAGGAACGATATGAACAAGCCGCAAAGGGAGCCTGGGACCAAAACATCAACCCAGAGTATTTGGAAATTAATTTTGGTAACGAGTGTAATTTTAAATGCGGCTATTGCCATCCGAAATATAGTACAAGATTCTACAAAGAAATAGAAGACTTCGGTCCTGTTGAGAATGTAAAGAATCATCGCTGCGATGTTGATTGGATGAAGTTGTTTCAGCGTGAAGAAGAAAACCCATACGTTACTGCATTCTGGGAATGGTGGCCTGAGCTACGCAAGACACTGAACATCATGCGTGTTACTGGTGGAGAACCTACGCTACACAAATCAACATGGCAACTGCTAGACAAGATTGACGAAGAGCCTATGCCATGGCTTGAGCTTAATATCAACAGCAACTTAGGCACTAAGAATATTCTTATTGATCGCCTCGCTGTAAAGGTTAGAAAGCTACAAGACGAGGGCAAGATTAGAACATTCAAACTGTTCACATCAATGGATACATGGGGCGAACGTGCTGAGTATATCCGCACTGGACTTGAGCTAGACTTATGGGAACAGAACTTCCACACTTACGTAAGTAAATCTAATAGCCCTATTACATTCATGATTACGTTCAACATCTTTAGCGTCACTACGTTCAAGAGCTTACTAGAGAAGTTTCTAGAGTGGCGCAAGCAGTACGGCTGGGACGAAGAACGCAAGCAGCACATCATTAGATTTGACACTCCGTATCTACGTGACCCAATTCAATATGATATGAACATTCTTCCTAAAGAACAATTCATGCCGTACATGCACGATGCATTGAAGTTTATGGAAGACAATCTTGATGATACCCGCGCAGATGCCTTCAGCACAATTGAATATGAAAAGTTCAAGAGAGTTGTTGACTATATGGCAGAAACCGTGTATGATGAACAAAAGCTCATTGAAGGTCGTAGAGACTTTTACAACTGGTTTAATGAACTAGACGATAGACGAGAAACTGACATGCTATCAGTTTTTCCAGAAATGATGGAATTTTATAGACTATGCCAAGAAGTGAATCTGACAAACCCGCTCTAAAGGACAACGGTGCATTCTGCATCTTGCCGTGGATCCATATGCATATCTGGCCTAATGGGTCAGTATACCCTTGCTGTATGAGCGATACCGATCAAGGTTTGGGGAACATCAATGATATGCCTATTGACGAAGTAATCAATAGCGCAGAATTCAAGATACTACGTAAACAAATGCTCAATGGTGAGAAGCCAGACATGTGTACACGTTGCTTTGAGCTTGAAGACACTGCTGACACATGGACGCTACGTAAGAGCAGCTTAGAGACATTCAAGCACTATCTGCCTTTAGCAGAAGAAACACAAGAAGACGGTACCATTGACGATTTCAAAATGCGTTACATGGACATTCGTTTCAGTAATCTATGCAACATGAAGTGTAGAACATGCGGACCTGAATTAAGCAGCAAGTGGTATGACGATCAGATTAAGTTGTTCCCTGGCTACGAGCGACCTAAGTTCATTGACGTAAACAGTGCTGATGATTTTATGGGCAAGCTGCGTCCCCATCTTGATACTATCGAAGAAGTTTACTTTGCTGGCGGCGAAGTATTAATTACTCCGCAGCATTATGAAGTCTTAGACTATTGGCTAAAGAACAATCGTCGGGATGTAAGACTACGTTATACTACTAATTTTAGCAATCTACGACATAAGCAAAAGAGTATGTTTGATTATTGGAAATTGTTTGATGATGTAAGAGTAGCTGCTAGTTTAGATACATTCGGTGCCCGTGCAGAATACTCACGTTCCGGAACTGATTGGAACGTTATTGTACAGAACCGAAAAGAAATGATTGAAGCATGTCCTACTACGTACTTTGAACTAACTCCTACTATTAGTATCTTTAGTGTATACAATCTATTTGAGTTTCACAAGTCTTGGGTAGAAGAAGGCTTGTTAGATATTAATAATATTCGTATTAATATATTGACACACCCTAGATATTTCTCTATAACAATTCTTCCTAAAGAATTAAAAGATAAAATCGCAGGGATATATAAAGAGTATGTTAAATGGTTGCAAGAAAATAATGCTTGGGAACATATTATTAAGGACGTTGAAGGGATTGTCGAACACATGTATAGCGCCGACCATTCGAATTTGATTCCGGATTTTATCAAGCATGTCGAAGCTATTGACAATGTTCGAAATGAAAAGTTTACAGACACGTACCCGGAGTATAAAGATTTATGGACCTAACCCCAATCTCAGTTCCTGCTGAGCTACCAAAGATTTCTAAAGTAGATTGGATGGCAAAGAACATGAACAAGTTCTGTGTCCTGCCTTGGATCAATCTACATACTGCACCTGACGGTAAAGTAAAACTATGCTGTAGTATTCAGTTCAGCAGCTTTGTTACTAACGCAGTCGATACTCCATTCAACTTTGGATATGATAGCATCGAAAGCATTTGGAACAGTGGTAACATGCGTTACACTCGTGAAATGCATAGAGCTAATCAACCATTTTCGGCGTGTGACGAATGTTATAACGTAGAGAAGATTTCAGGTCACAGCCCTCGTATGGGGCAGAATGAAGAATGGCTCAAGCGCAAAGAAAAGGATCAATTCACTGCTGATGTAGTAGATGATATTTCCCGTGAAGACGTTATTGATTTAGATAACCTCCCCATCAGTCTTGAGCTACGATTAGGTAATCTGTGTAATCTACAGTGCATCACTTGCTATGGCTTAAGCAGCGCACCTATATATGATGAGAGAGCGAGACTATTAGAGCAGGGTGAAGTAGACGGTCCGGAACACAAGTTCTTAAAGACAATGTGGAAGCACGAAAAGGATTTAGTCGATGCTACTGATGTAAAGAATTGGTACGAGACTGATATGTTCTACGAGAACTTCCGTAAAGTTGCACCAAAGCTAAAGCGTCTTTATACGACTGGCGGCGAACCTACTCTGATCAAAGCTAATTATAAGATGATGCAGATGTTATTGGATGCAGGCAATACTGATTGTGCTATTGAATTCACTAGCAACATGGTGGCTTGGAACTACGAATTCTACAGTAGACTAGAAAAGTTCAAGAACGTAGAAATTCAGATGAGTCTTGACGGCGCAGGAGATATCGGTGCTTATGTTCGATACCCTAGTGACATGAATAAAGTCAAAGCCAATGTCATGAAGGCTGTGGAAATGGCTTCGTCTAGACCCAATTGGAAAGTCAAGTGTTATACTGTGCTGCAAGCATTAAATTATCGTCACATTATTCCTGTTTGGGAAATGCTGAGAGAAGCAGCAGACACTTATGCTAAGCATATTGATTGGTGGCCAATCACTTTATACTCTCCTCCCCAACTGTCATTAGCGGCAATTCCGATGGGAGCGAGACTAACATATCTTAAAGAGTTTAAGCTACTAGCAGCAGAATTTAATTCTAAGGTTAGTTACTTTAGAATCAACGATAGTACAATGATACCTTGCATTGACTCTATCAAGAACCCAGAATATGATCCGATATTACACGAAAATCTAATACGCTATGTTAAAGTATTGGATAAGTCTAGAAATATTAGCGGGACGGAATTATTTAAAACGGAATTAGCAAAATGAGTGAACTATTAAGCGTAGATAATGTATTACGAGAAGAATTAGTTGCAATTAAGCCAGTAGACGAGCCTTATGTAAGTATTACGTGGCAAGTAAGTGACTTCTGTAACTATAAATGTTCTTATTGTAACCCCGGCAACTGGGCTGGCAAGAATAAAAGAGACGATGGCTTTGAAGAAATCATCAGTAACTTAAAGATTGTCATTGACAACTACAAAGCACGGGGCTATAAAGGCTTTAAGTTCTACTTCAGCGGGGGCGAACCTACAGTATGGCCGCACTTAATTCCATTAATTAAATGGTTAAAGACTGAGATTGATGACCCACATATCGGTATTAATACTAATCTAAGTCGTGCTACTAAGTGGTGGGAACAACACTACACGCTGTTTCATGACATTGTTGCAAGCTTCCACATTGACTTTGCTGACCAAGAACGCTATATGACAAATCTATTGTTCTTACAGGATAAGGTTAACTATCTATGCTCTCGTATGATGATGCAAGAAGATAGATTCCAAGAAGTAATCGACTTTGGTAAGAAGGTAAAGGCTACCTGTCAGAACTATAACGTAGAGTGGGTGCCACTGTTTGATGATATTACAGTTAACGCTGGCCCATGGGAGTATGGTGAAACTTGGATGACTGACTTCTTTGTTCATAACTCATTCGAGAGTCAGCAACAGTTACCTAAGCCCGACGGCAGTAAGTGGAATACATCTAGTAAGGAAGTCTATAAGAGCGGACACGAACTTTCACTTAACGGTAATAGAATCGTAGCAGAAAGACGCAACTTCTTCCGCGGATGGAAGTGCAACGTTGATGAATCATTGTTCATCGATACATTAGGAAACATCACCGCTGCTAGTTGCGGACAAGGTCCTAAGATGGGTAACATCTATAGTGAAGTTAATCTAATCTCTGAGCCTATTATCTGCGGAAAGATTCAGTGTACGTGCGGTACTGATATTCTTATCACTAAGGAAAAGAATACTAATGTCTAACCCACTCTATTGCGCTCTAGCATTTAACAGCATTAGCTTCGGCGCACATGGTGGCAGTAGACCTTGTTGTGCAGTCGATACATATTATTGGAGCGAGACTCAGAATAAGTTATCTGAATATGATAATGAATTGTTACCTTGGTTTAATAATAAAGAAATGGTTGAGTTACGTCAAGATTTATTAGACGGTAAATGGAATCCTATTTGCAATCTATGTAAGATTCGTGAAGATGCTGGACAGCCTAGTACAAGAGAAATCTTTAATGAGACACTAAGCCAAGTTGAAGAACGCACGGGTAGAGATTGGCACGAGACCACTGCTGAGATTGATGACTTAGACAATATCTTTCTATTAGATATCACAGTTGGCAACAAGTGTAACAGCGCCTGCCTAATGTGTAATAGCAGTGCTAGCACATTGTGGCTAAAAGAACAAACGGACCTTAACGGAGGAAAGCCACCCTGGAAGCTAGACCCTATGTGGTTCGCAGATGAGCATGTGCCTAATCTAGCAGACAATCTAACTAATCTAACAGACATTCAGTTTGTTGGCGGTGAACCCACAATTAACGATGACCATGTTGCGTTACTAGAAAGACTTATTGAACAAGATAGAGCTAAGGATATTAGCTTAGGCTATGTTACTAACTTAACCAACATCAGTAAAGAGTTAACTGACCTATGGCATCACTTTGGTACAAAGCATATTACTATATCAGTAGATGGTGTGGGTAAAGTAAATGAGTATCAGCGTTATCCCTTTAGTTGGGGTAAAGTTGTATCACAGTTAGAGAATATCAAAAACATTACTAACACTGGCAAGTTCTTTGTTGGACTTAGCTTAACTGTAACTAGTATGAACATCTTGAAACTAGATGAAGTGATTGAATGGTGGGAAGACCAAGTATTAAGCAATAGCTCATTTCAAACATCACTGCCGCATATTCAATGTGTAAACAATCCTTCCAAGTTTGACCCACTATACATGCCAATGCAAATGAAGCTAGACTGTGAATTAACTATGCAGCGCATTGAAGAACTATGCGAACGCAGAGGATTGGGCGACAAATATGCACCTGCTATTCACAACATTAGAACTAATATTCTACAGAAAGAAGCAAGTGCGGAAGAAAGAAATCGTCATTGGGATGCAATGAAAGTATTTGTCAATAGACTTGATGTATATCGCAAGAGAAACATTTTTGATTATTTGCCGTTTATGGAAAAATACTGGGACTTAACATGAAAATAGTTGGCTTTGGTGATAGCTTTATTATTGGCTGTTCGTATGATTATGCATATACTAACTTAGTTGCAAAACATTTTAATGCTGAATTTAAATCATACGCTTATTCGGGTTCGGGCACCTGGGATGCTTATTTTCATTTAGAAAAGTATTTAAAAAACAACCCAGCACCAGATGTTATATTATGTGTTTGGTCAGCCGCCGGAAGACTATATCACCCTAACGTTAGAGATATATGTTATAACTCTGCGGTTATCAACCCAAAAGAACCAAAGACGCCGGCGTTTAAACCGGTAATGGAAGCAGCCAAAATATACTACGAATATTTACATGATAGTCATAAAACAGATATGGAGCACAGTTGCTTGTATTACTGGATAGACAATGTATTAGTTCCGCAGTACCCAAACACTAAATTCATTCACATGTGGAGCTTTCCTAAAAAGTCATGCGATTATGGTCGCCCAACTGAAATGACATATCTGCACGAATTTACTACAGCAGTAGAGCTTAGACCCGCATTGATACATCTTAGTTACCTAGACGAATGGCCAGATGATTTAAGCAAAGAAGTTAGACCAAATCATTTGACTCCTAAGATGCATAAAGTTCTCGCTGACAACATTATTGCTGCTATTGAAGACTATAAGCCTGGCTTACTAAATATAAAGCGATGACAATATTAAATAAAGACTATCTGTATTACCTAGGAACGCCATGGAACGGCGAACCATATAAAGAGATTCGTAATGACGAATTTGTTTGGCAATCATATGAAGATAGTACTGAACTGTTCTATTGTTATGAGTTTGGTAATTCCGAAGCCTTCACTGCATTTCCGCTAGATACATTACTGACAACCGAACAGATTAATCAGATTAGAACAGGCGAAGCGTCATTAGTTGTGTCTAATAGTCACGAAGCGTTTCACTATATTGTTCCTATACTCTATCAAACTCTAGCTATCCAACATGATATTCCACCTGAACATATCATATTGATATCTGAATCTGCTGATATTGCTTCACACATTAAGACAGTTAGCAGTGAGCTTAACATGGGTGAGTTTAGATCACGTTGGTTAAGACGGTTTGAGTATGATATTCAAATTAATCGCTTTATTATGAGCTTTGACGGCCCTCCCTTTATTGCGGACGGCTTACCAGGCATAAGACTCCCTGATCCGATTACATTAGAAAGTAAACACTATGATAAGAAGTTCTTGTGCTTTAATCGTAGATGGAGAGGACACCGCACAGTATTAGTATCACTATTACATGCACTAGATTTATTAAAGCACAGTCATGTAAGCTTAGGCCGGTCAGATGATAATAGAGATTGGTATTCTGCTTCAAATCGTAACAAATACTTTATGGATAATCATGCAGAAGCATCAGTATTACTCAGCAACGTTGAAGAAGAAATGATTACTTCTTTCCCTGAGTTATACTTAGATAGTGATGACTTGATTACTAATAGAGCATTACTAGATGCATCCACTAATTATCTATACAATGAAACATATTTCAGTGTAGTTACTGAGACATTCTTTTTCAGAAAAGAAAGACCAGATGATTATGGAAGATTTCTAAGCGAGAAGACATTCAAGCCTGTTGCAATGCGTCATCCTTTTATTATTGTGTCAACTCCCAACTTCTTAGTGAAGTTCAAAGAGCTTGGGTATAAGTCATTTAGTCCCTGGATCAACGAAGACTATGATAAAGAAAACGATGACGCTACTAGGATGATGATGATTATACGAGAGATTGAACGTTTAGTCAACCTATCCTCTGAGGAACTTGAAGAATTCTTAACAGCAATGCGTGACATTTGTGAGCATAACTATCAGTTACTTACGAATAAGCAGCTACATGAATTTTACATGGATTTATGATATGAAAACTATATTAGTATGCGGTGCCGGTGGATTCATTGGTAATCATTTAGTCGATAGTTTAAAAAATCAAGGACATTATGTAGTGGGAGCGGACTTAAAAGTTCCCCCATACAACGCAACTACGGCTGATAAATTTTATATTGTCGATCTACGAGACCAGTGTGCAGTAGATGATTTGTTCTCTGTACATGCGTATGACGAAGTATATCAGTTAGCAGCAGACATCGGCGGCGCCGGCTATATCTTTACCGGCGAGCATGATGCAGACATCATGTATAATTCTGTTCAGATTAACTTAAACATCCTAGACAACTGCAAAAGACACAAGACTAACAAGGTATTCTATAGCTCAAGCGCATGTGTATATCCGGAATATAATCAACTAGAACCCGACAATCCTATACTAAGCGAAGACAGTACCTATCCTGCTAATCCAGATAGTGAGTATGGTTGGGAGAAGCTATTCAGCGAACGATTATACACTGCATATGCAAAGAATCATAATATGCAAGTTAGGGTAGCAAGATTGCATAACGTATTTGGTCCTAGAGGAAGTTGGAACAACGGCAAAGAAAAAGCGCCAGCCGCACTGTGTAGAAAAGTGGCACTTGCTGATGACAATGGTACTGTAGAGATTTGGGGACCGGGCAATCAGACACGAAGCTTTCTATATATTGATGAGTGTATTGACGGTATTCACCGGTTAATGGAAAGTGATTACGATAAGCCTATTAACTTAGGCAGTGAACGCATGATATCTATTAATGAGCTAGTATTATTGATTGCTAGTTTAATTAATAAGACAGTTACTATTGAGAACATTGATGGTCCAATTGGTGTTATGGGTAGACGCAGTGATAATAGACTGATTGAACAAATTATGGGCTGGAAGCCAGCAGAAGACTTAGAATCCGGATTAGTCAAGACTTATCATTGGATTAATAATCAGATAGGTAAAGACAATGATTAATGATTTAAGCAAATACAAAAGACTCTTTACAATAGGATGTAGCTTTACTGAATACTTTTATCCGACATGGGCAAATGTACTGAGCAAGTCAATGCCCGATGCTGAGTTCTATAATCTAGGACTATCTGGCACAAGTAATCCTTTTATTGCTAATCGTTTAGTAGAAGCTAATCTTAAGTTCAAGCTGTGCGAGACAGACTTAGTAGTCATCATGTGGACAACTACATGCAGAGAAACACATTATGTAAGAGGACGTTGGTTCAATCCAGGTAATATCTTCAGTCAGGATGTGTATAGTAAAGAGTTTGTTGATAAGTTTGCGGACCCAGATGGCTATCTAATGCGTGATCTAGCTATGATTGAAATGGCTACATCTTATGTCAACAATCTACCCTGCGATTATGTAGGGCTATTGTCTACGCCAATGGACTTCAAATACCATCATGATAGTTCTCCTTCATACGATTTAGCTAATGAGATTCTTGACACATATAAGGACTTGCTATCAAAGTTCCCTAAATCAATGCTTGAGCTTGAAATGGACAATCGTTGGGAGCCGGGCAGCACATATCGAAGTGATATGTTTGCGGGTGTCAGAGAGGATTATCACCCAAGCCCGACAAAATACTGTAATTATTTAATTAAGCTAGGGCTTCCGATTACACAAGATTCTATAGATTATGCAGAAGAATGCACTCAGCTAATAAAGGATATAAATCATCGTGATCAATTTACTGCATTGTTTCCGGAATGTCATGATTATAAAGTTCCGAGCATTTGGTAAAAATAACCGCGCATCTGTAAGCAATTAAATATTGTTATGACAAAAGTAGCGATGATCGGTGTCGGCAAGTTAGGACAAGACTGTGCCGAAGTAATGGCAGAACAGTATGATGTTGTGGGGTATGATGTAGAACCTCGTAACCCAGCGTTCCCTATGATGCCAACCATACAAGAAGCAGTAACAGATAGAGATATTATCTTTATTGCTGCTCCTACTCCTCATGACCCTATGTACGGCGGCGAAGCACCTACTAGTCATCTACCTAACAAAGACTTTGATTATACAATCGTTACGGATATTCTTAACGAAGTCAACAAGTACGTTAATCAAAATCAGTTAGTAGTGTTAATCAGCACAGTGTTGCCTGGTACAGTGCGTAGAGAGCTTAAGCCCTGCATTACTAATGCACGATTCATTTATAATCCGTATCTTATTGCAATGGGTACTACTAAATGGGATATGGTTAATCCCGAAATGCTTATAATCGGAACCGAAGATGGATCAACTACTGGCGATGCAAAAGAATTAATTGACTTCTATGCTCCATTAATGAAAAATTCCCCGAGGGTTGAAGTGGGTACATGGGACGAAGCAGAAGCAATCAAGATTTTCTACAACACATTTATCAGTACCAAAGTCGCTATCGTGAATATGATTCAAGACGTTGCTGAGAAGAATGGCAACATGAATGTTGATGTAGTAACTAGTGCATTAGCTAAATCAACGCATCGCATTATGGGTCCAGCGTACATGGTGGCGGGTATGGGAGACGGCGGAGCGTGTCACCCTAGAGACAACATTGCATTGCGTGATCTAGCAGATAGATTAAACTTGCAATATGATATTTTTGATGTTATAATGATTGCAAGAGAGCGACAAGCATATCATCTAGCAATGAAGTGCCTACAGTATGGTAGAGACGTTACAATTATCGGCAAAGCATATAAGCCAGGCGTGCCGTATACCAATGGTAGTTCTTCACTTCTAGTTGGTTACTATATTGAGAACTCTGGAGCAACTGTAAATTACTATGATATACACACGGGAGATTCATTTATCCCGGCTGACCCATATCCGGTATTTCTTATTGGTTATTGGGAAGACTGGGTAGAAGAATTTCCATTCCCTCCCGGCAGTATTGTTATTGACCCGTGGCGGAAGATTAAACCAAACAGTAACATAGTAAAGATCATTCATTACGGGAATACTCGTGAGCAGTCTCCCACTAATATTCCTATCGAATATGGTTCTGATGCACCGTCTCACTTGATTGTGCGATGGCCAGAACTTAAAGAAATAGAAGATCGTGCATGTGTATACTATGCCGGACGTAATAAAGAAAGCGTACAATATCTTGCAGATGATGTTCTAATTGAAATAGTTAACAAAGGCCTATCTACAAAAGACATCGTAATATTTGATAACTCCCACGAAACTCTTACAGAGAATGAGATTGGTAAGATTTATTCGATCCTACCTAAGTTAAACGTTGAACCTTCTGATGTATATTATCTTACTACCTCATCTGATGCTGAGTGTATTCATGCGATGCTATGCGAAAATAACAATTGGGACTCCCCTATTAATATAGTAGTGCTTAACACATTTGAATTTGTCGCAAAGCATAGTGTTAAAGTAGAACATAATAAGCCATATGTTGTTGGGCCTAGAGAAAAGAAGTTCTTGTGCCTAAATAGAAACCCTCACTGGCACCGTACTTGTCTGCTTGGCTTGGTGATAGAAAACGATTTGTTAGCTGATGCATTCTATTCATTCTATGATAATGAATATTGTATTAGTGATATTTCTGAAATCTGTATTAGGAATAGATTATCAGAAGACACCGCCAATACTATTCTAACTAACATCAAAGAGTTTCAACCAAATCTTCCGCTGTGCTTAACGCTCGATGACTACGGAAATAATCCAAATGGCATTTACCCTAAAGATGCAGTACTATTTGATAATAGCTATTTTAGTGTAGTTGCTGAGACCTACTTCTTTAACAATACTCATCTGAATGAATTGAATACTGTGTTCTTAACAGAGAAGACTTACAATGCTATTATGATGAAACATCCTTTCTTGATAATGGGCATGACGAACAGTTTAGATCACTTACGTCACAATGGTTATAGAACATTTCATCCCTACATTGATGAATCATACGATGATATGGTAGACGTTGAGACACGACTATTAATGATTGTTGACGAAATTAAAAGATTAAGTAGTCTTACTGCCGAACAATTAACTGAATGGCAAGAAAACATTAAAGAAATAGTGGAACACAACTATCAAGTTCTTATGTCTAGAGTACCTGGACCACTAAACGCAGTAACATTGGGAAAGAATAACAATGAGTGAACTTAACATCTACGCTAAACCAGCAGAAACAAGACCAATGGAGCCTGACGCTGATTCAAAGCATCTAGCAATGCTTCAGGCTATTGCACCTTACGTTAAAAACAAAGTGCAAAAGGGTGTTACTGAAGTAGAGATTATTCCCTCTACTAAGAATACTAAGTTACTATTGTTATTGTTGCCAGAATGGGCAACTATGTTCCCGCCCTTTAACATGGCAAGACTGTCTGCGGTAGCAAAAGGTGCCGGCTATGAAAGTAAATGCATTGACTTAAACGTTAAAGCGTTTAACTATATGAAAGAAAACAATAACTGCGGACTTGATTATAGTCCATGGGACGGTGCTCGTGAATGGAAATGGGTAGGACACAACTATCATGAAGACTTGCACGAGAGACTAGAGCCACTGTTCACTTCTTATATTAAACAGATTGTAGAATATGCTCCAGATGTTATTGGCTTTACAACTTATTATTGTAACTATGAACCTACTAGTTGGATGGCAAGTGAACTTAAGAAAGTATTACCCGATGCAGTATTTGTATTAGGTGGCAGTGATGCTCACAAAGAACTACGAGACATTAATCCAGCATTTGATTATATTGTACGCGGCGAAGGTGAAGGTATTATTCTTAACATCCTAGATAATGTAGAGAAGGGTATTAAATTTGATACGATGCAAATTTTGCAACAGCCCGAAGGCGAAAGACTTAATCTGAGCGGGTTCCCAACTCCAGACTACTCACACTTTGACTTCAATGAATATCAGATTCCAAATGGTGTTAACAGTGAACTAAGCCGCGGCTGTGTTGCTAAGTGTACGTTCTGTGAAGAAACACACTTCTGGAAGTATCGTCAACGTCAGGCGCTTGACATTCTAACTGAGTTACGCTATCTTTACTATGAGAAGGGTACTGATGTTGTATGGTTTATTGACAGTCTTGTCAATGGTAATCTCAGTGAGTTGATGGGCTTCTGCAAGGGAGTTATTGCTGCCGGCATGAAGATTCACTGGACTGGCTATTGTCGCTGTGACGGTCGTATGGACTTAGAGTTCTATCAAATGCTAGCCGACAGTGGCTGTGCAATGCTTAACTACGGTATTGAATCGGGTAGTCAGAAAGTTCTTGATGACATGGATAAGAAAGTTACTGTTGCTGAGATGGAACAGAACTTCAGAGATGGTGCAAAGGTAGGCGTCGGAGCATTTACTAACTGGATTGTTGGCTTCCCCACTGAGCAGTATCAAGACTTTGCAGACACGTTGACATTCTTGTGGCGCAATAGAAACATGAACATTATTAATATTAGTCCGGGCTTTGGCTTCGGTCTTGGTATGAATACTGTTGCAGGCCAGAATCCAGCACGATTTAATATCTTAGATCACAAGTATCTAGATGGTGTCATCACTAAAGACTTTAGACTAAGTAAGTTCCATATTCTGAATCGTATGAAAAGTTTCTTTATTTTCGTACAGAATTTAATTACTGAGAATCCCATTACTATTCCGCAACGTCCTAACATTCCGATGTTCCATTATAAGTTGCATTTATTAGACCCTACTATTCAAAAAGAAATTGAATATGAACAGTTTGATTATGATATCATTAAGCCAAACATTAGTCCGTTTGCTGATAGTCTAGTAAACGAAATGTTTGTACTATTCAGAATGATTTGGCGTACTCGTGGCGGCTTCCATATGTCTGTTAAGTACGATGAAGAACTTGATATGATGGAGTTTGGTGGACGTAACGCAGGACCCTATTGGGCAACACACAATTTCAATATTGACCATGACGGCAATTGGAATTATAAGGCTACGTTTAAGTTTGTACAGCCACCTGCTATTGTTGATCCGGGCGACCCCATGTTGCCGCGCAGTCCTTTCTTTGCTCAAGATTATTCTAGAGAACAAGTTAATGCTGCTAAGAGAGCCAGAAAATTAGCCAAACCCGAAGATTGGGGAGACGAAGGTAGAGACCACGAACAGTTCATGGCACTGATTGCAGAGGAAAGAGTATTAAACGAGACCGTTGACTTCACGTTTGACTATGAATGGTCTGGTACCGGAAAGTGGTAAATGCTATTATACTTTAGTGGGGATAGTTTTGTTGCTGGCACTGAGTTAGCAGATGATATGCTTCCAGGCTATCCGGGCTACATACCATGGCCATTAGACTTTAGTGATGGCAGCAAATTCCGTACAGGTAAAGTTTGGTTAGATGCTTCACATGATGCAGGTCATCCTTCCAACAAGACTCGTATGGATATTATAGCTGAACTTGTGCAGACAGAACTATACAGAGCATATCCAAATAAAGTACACATGATGACCGGCTTACCTATTATTAATAGGGGAATGGGCGGTTCGTCAATGGATCGCATCGCAAGACAGACACTACTTGATTTGTATACGCTTAAACAGGAAGACCCGGATAGAGAGTTAGTTGCATTTATCGGAACTACTTATCCGGAACGTCATGAAATACCCAATAACCTTCCTCCTATTAGTGATATGCATGGCTTTATTACTGATTGGGCATCTATATCTGCTACTTTTAGACAAGCCGACCACGATGAAGACATTGAGAACATCCGGCGTTACAAGATATTGTTTGAGACTAACTACCACTCTCTAGTTAATTTCTATCGTAATGTAGTATTGATTAGTGATTTTTGTAAAGTAAACAATATAAAGCTGTATTGGATTGCAACAGGCGAAGACGTAACAACACGTATAGTGGAAAAGCATCTTAAAGACCGACCTGATCTTAAGATGCTAATGGAATATTCGCAATTCAAATACGATATTAACATGGTTGATATTGTCAGAGAGTTTTCAGGGCAAGATGTTATTTGCCCGGGCGGACATTTCGGTGAACAGATACATGAGCGCACCGCGCAAGAGATAGTGAGGATTTTACATGGATAACACTGTAGATACATTTGAGAAGTTAATTGCTACGTATTACGGAGCACCATATGCTGTTGCTGTAGACTGCTGCACACATGCAATTGAATTGTGTTTGCGCATGGAGAATGATTTAGTTCTTTCTAACTGTCCTAAACAAACATATCTCAGTATTCCGATGACATTTAGAAAATTAGGTATTCCCTGGCAATTCACTGATGAGCAGTGGGAAGACTATTATTATATCGGACACACAAATATCATTGATGCTGCTGTATATTGGAAGCGTAGTGGTTATATCCCCGGTACAAAAATGTGTCTCAGCTTTCAGTTTAAGAAGCATTTGAATTTGGGCAGAGGCGGTATGATTTTGCTTGACAATTATGACGAATATGTTACATTAAAAAAGCTGCGTTACGATGGCAGAGAAGATAATTTACCTTGGGCTGAGCAAGACATTGACACATTAGGATATCATTACTATATGACTCCTGAGATTGCTCAAACAGGTATCTTTCGTTTTGCATCCGCAGAAGTAACAGAGCCTCGCAAGTGGTCATATCAAGACTACCCTGACCTATCTAAAATGAAAGTGTTCAATGCTTAGTAAGAATGAATGGGATCCGCTAAAGAGTGTCATTGTAGGAATAGCAGATGATGCTAAAATACCCGGACCTAATATTAGCGTAAGAACAGTTAATTACGCTCACATGACCTTTTCAGAATATCTTACTGTGAAGCATGGTAGATACCCTGAACAAGTGATTAGTGAAGCTAATGAAGATTTAGAAATCCTGTGCAATTTTTTACGTGAAGAACATGTTCACGTAGTTCGTCCATTATCAGATGATCCAAATTATTATAACTTTTGTCCCAGAGATACATTATTAGTACACGATGATATTATTCTTGCTACGCCGATGGCTCTATCTGATAGACGAGAAGAATGGCGGGCGTCAAAGCAATTTCTTGACTTGTCTAAATTGATAGTTGCCCCTAAACCTGAACACAGTGACGTATATCACACTGGTTGTATAGGTAATCCAAATAAGTTAGCACTGTATGAAAATGAACCTATATTTGATGCTGCTAACATCCTACGCTGTAATGATGATTTGTTTTACCTAGTAAGCAACACTGGCAATAAAAAGGGTGCTAAGTACCTACAAGAAATCGTAGGAGACAAAAAGAAAGTTCATACTATCGAAAACGTGTATAGTTATGTTCATTTAGATAGTACTATTGCATTATTGCGTGAAGGATTAATGCTGCTCAATCCGTCTAGAATTAAATCAGTAGAACAACTTCCAGACGTATTACGCAATTGGGATATTATTTGGGCTCCTGAACCAGTTGATATCGGGCACTATCCTGGCTATTGTAATTCTAGTAATTGGCTGAGTATTAACTTACTATCAGTAAATCCTAACCTAGTAATACTAGAAGAACATCAGCATAACCTAAGAGTAGAACTTGAGAAGCATAAAATTAGTTGTGCAATGTTGCCGATGAGACATGCGAAGACACTGGGAGGATGCTTTCACTGTGTCACGCTAGATTTGGAACGCGGGTGATTTGCTGCAATAAATATACACATGACAGTTAAACTAGGACACATAGATAGATTTTGGGACGACGGCTACAAAAGTCTACCCTACTCTAAAAAGAGAGGGTTTGATGATTTGCAGTTTAAGGCTTGGGAAGAAGTTGGTTACCATGAATCCAATGTAAAAAGCCTAACTGGTTGGGACTATGATAACAGTAATCCAATGCCGCAATGGGTAGACCAACTCAAAGATAAATTCTCACTGTACAGACAAACGTATACCTTTTATAAAATGGAAACATTAGAGATAATGCCATTGCACAGTGACCACTTCCGTACGTACTGCAGGATCAACGAGGTTGTCAGTGACCAAGTTCACCGTGCTGTATTGATGCTTGAAGATTGGAAGTCCGGTCATTATTTAGAAATAGATGGCACCGGGTATGTAAATTGGAAAGCTGGTGACTGGTTTATGTGGAATGGAACTACTCCCCACATAGCTGCTAATATAGGAATAGAGCCCAGGTACTCTTTGCAGATAACCGGCATACTAACAGAATAAAGAGAGAAACAATGTTTAAATTTGTTAAGAATCTATACAATAAAGTAAAGAGAGAAATTCAATACCGCAAGCGTATCAAGGAACTCAAGAAACGAGATCCGTTCATTTACAAGTGATATAATATGAACTATGTAGGAATTAGTTGCGGCTTCCATGACGCTGCTTTAAGTGTTATTGATGGTAATGGAAATATACTTTTTGCCGGGCACAGTGAGAGGTACAGTATGAAGAAGCATGACAGTGAGTTGTGCTTTGACCTTATGTTAGATACCCGTGGCTATATCAATGATGACTTTCAAGTTCATTACTATGAGCGCCCTTACGTCAAGGCTATTAGGCAGTTCTTTGCAGGACAAAAACTTGGTCCGTTAAACGTCAATGAAATAATCGGTAGTCATAATCTACGCATGATGGAAAGTGTTAAGCACATTCAGCAAGGTAAAGTAAAGACGCACAATCATCATTTATGCCACGCCGCGGCAGGATTTCAAACAAGTCCATATGAAGACGCAACCGTAGTAGTCATTGACGCTATCGGTGAGCTAGACACGATTAGTATTTGGGATGCAACATATGATAAAGAAGGTAAAGCAACGTATAAAAAGATTTGGGGACGTAGATATCCTGACTCGATTGGTCTTTTTTATTCTGCGATGACAGCACGAGTGGGCTTACGTCCACTAGATGAAGAATATATTCTAATGGGTATGGCTGCGTACGGCGAACCCTTATATAATGCATCAATGAAAAAACTGTTTAGTAACTTTGGTGGCATCACGTTAAAGGACAACTTGCATATTGGGGTAGATGACAATTTCCTCAAAGATGCAGATGAAATGGATATTGCTGCATCCGCACAAGAAGTAGTAGAACAGCTAATTGAAATAGTGATCAAGAAAGCTAAGAAGCTAGGGAAGAGTGAAAATCTTGTGTATGGTGGAGGCGTTGCTCTCAACTGTCTTGCTAATAGATTAATCGGAAAGCACTATCAAAACATTTGGATTATGCCTAATCCCGGGGACGCTGGGAACAGTCTCGGCGCAGCAGCATTAGGCTATGGTAAGAAGATTAACTGGACTGATGCATTCTTAGGACATGAAATCAACGGTGAATACCCGGTTGACAACATACTAAAAGAGTTGTATACTAATAAGATGGTAGGCGTTGCTAGTGGCAGGGCTGAATTTGGACCTCGTGCGTTAGGTAATCGTTCGTTACTTGCTGACCCTCGCGGGCCTGAGATAAAGGATAAAGTAAATGATATCAAAAGAAGACAGCAATTTAGACCGTTTGCGCCTGTTATTTTGGAGGAGCTGGTTACTGATTATTTTGACATGCCTGTCAATTGGAGTGACAGTAGGTATATGCAAGTCATCGCTACTTGTAGGCATCCTGATTTATTTCCTGCTATCGTTCATAATGACGGCACTTCTCGTGTTCAAACTGTTGCGAATGATGGATCGGGAATCAGAAAACTCTTAGAAGCTTGGTACAAAGAAACGGGTTGTCCTATGCTACTCAATACTTCACTAAACATTCGTGGTGAGCCAATGGTCAATGATAGGCGTGATGCTGACAGATTTGAAAAACTCTACGGAGTAAAAGTCTGCTCATAAGTAATAGATGCTAAGAGACGTTTTTTACTACGGCAGTAAGCCCAATGTTCACCCTAGAGAACAGTTCGCAGAGAATCTAGCCGACGCTAGATTAAAATCCACTACACATGACTTTTGGATTATCAATGAGTTCTGTGATTACCGAAACTTTGATTGGGACTTTGACTTTGAGCTATTACCCGACGAAGATGTATGGGCAGAAGATCACAATAATGTATGGCCTAGTCAACATCAGAAAGACTCTGGTACATGGCTATGTCCAAAAGAATATAGCGACATTATTATCTATCGTGGCGATGTAAATCCAGTTAAACGAAAAAATGAACGGACATCAAATTGGGTGCTGTTAGATAATATTGATGAGACTAAGTTTGACTTTAGTTGGCATCCTGACCCCACAGCCCCCGCCTATGTATACAAGTGGGGATGCAAGTTCTTTCCCGCAGAGTTAAAGCACGTACTAGAATATCATGTAGAAGGTGCTACAAACGAAAAGTATATGAACGTCATTGCAGAATTGCTACCTAATAGTGACTGCTGGACCGAACACGACTTGATTAACAAAACAAAGTTTGATATGTCCTGGCGTCCAGACCCGATGGATCCTCCCTTCATCTATGTTTGGGGTAACAAGTGGGTAGACGGAAAACTAAAACCTACTCTGACATATCATGCTCCGGACGCAGTTGACACTAAGTATATGCCAGAACATATTCCCGTTCTTCCTGAATGGGATAAGTGGGTAGAAATACAAGCAGTAGACAAAAATAAGTTTGACTTCACTTGGCGTCCAGATCCAAGAGAACCTGCATACATCTATACCTGGGGTAACAAGCATATTGCAGCACAAGACCGCCCAACACTAGAATATCACTGCGATAATGCAACTGATAGAAAGTATATGGATGAGCAAGTTTCCGTTCTTCCTGAATGGGACCGCTGGAAGATAGTTCAAAAGATAGACATGAACAGTGTTGACTTCACTTGGCGCCCTGATCCTAAAGAACCTCCGTTCACTTACGTATTCGGTAATGAGTTATACGATGCCGTAAAGATGCCTACAATTATCTACAACATGCCCGATGGTCCGGAAGTCAAGTATATGGACACGCTTAAAGCTAAGTTAGCTCCTAACGTTGAAAAGTTTCGAGTGCTGATTCCTATTGACAATGATAGCTTTGACTTCGCCTGGGCTCCAGACCCGGACGAACCCCCTTACATTTATACATGGGGCAATCAATGGAATAGTGCTGAGATAGAACCTACTGTTGAATTACATGTTGATGGTGCTACTCAGCGTAAGTTCATGGACGCTAGGGTAACAGTGCTTCCAGATATGAGCCGCTGGTTAGAGATTCAAGAAGTAGACAAGAGTAAGTTTGATTTCAGCTGGAGACCTGATCCCACTTCGCCACCGTACATTTATACATGGGGCAACAAGTGGATTGATGCAGAATTGCGCCCCACTCTTGAGTATCATTGTGAAGGGGCAGTTGAACCTAAGTATATGAGCAATGATGTTCCGGTGATGCCGGAATCAGCTAGATGGAAAATCTTACAAACGATTTTACCTGACAGCTTTGACTTCACTTGGCGTCCAGACCCAAGAGAGCCACCTTATACATATGTGTTCGGCAATGAATTGTATGATGCAATCAAGATGCCAACTATCATGTATAATATGCCCAATGGTCCGGAAACAAAATACGTACATAACATCACTGCAAAATTAGCAGGGAATAGAAGTCTATACGAACATTTAGAAGACGCTGAGTTGGAAGATTATTCTTGGGTTCCAGATCCAGATAGCCCGCCCTACATCTACGCATGGGGAAATCAGTGGAATAAACCAGAAGATAAAATCTCTGTTCAAATATCCGTCCCGGGCGCTACTGAATACAAATATATGGAACAACGAGCAATTCGTAAACCCAGTATGAATTGCTGGGAAATACCAGATGACCTATCACTAGCTGCATTTGATTTTAGCTGGGAACCTAATCCAAATGATCCTCCCTATATCTACGAGTTTGCGACAGTATGGAATAATCGAGGCGGTCCTCGCTACGTAGTACCAGGTGCAACTGAATACAAGTATATCGAAGATATCAAAGCTGTATTGAAACCTAATAGAGCGAACTGGGAAATCAGTGAAGGGGTAGATACCGCTAGCTTCGACTTCTCATGGGTACCGCATCCTAATGCACCTGCATATATCTATCAGTTCGGTACTAAAACTGATAACGATGATGGTCCTAGATACATTACTCCGAACAACAACGGCGAAGTTGTGTATCTAGAAAGAATAGAGTCAACTATCGTCGTAGTTAATCAGTACCATATCGAAACTACATTAGATGATTTAGTAGCACAGCATCCTAATGAAATCTTCTGGGCTACAAGAAAGAACATCGACTATTCTACCTTTGATTTTGACTGGCGCCCTGGCACAGTCGAAGTAGCATGGGAACTAGATTATGTTCATGTATTCGGTTCTCCTGAATCAGAGCTTACACAAACATATTTCATTAGTGCCAAACACTATGCAGAAGGTAAGACTAGTCTTAAGTTCGTAGAAGAATTGAAATTGGATGAAAGTACTCTTTCTAAAATCTTCGCTAAGCCTGATATGTTCTTTGTAGATAGAAGTAATCGAGAATCAGCAGCAAGATTTGAAGCACTAAAAGCGAAATATGGTACAAGAATTCAAAAGACTCGCTATCTCAACTCATGGGTAGATACTGTTAACCGTTGTACTAATCGTGCAACAACTGAAATGCTTTGGGTACTCAACAGTGAACTAGACTATAGCGACTTTGATTTTGAATACTATCCTAACCCTTGGCAGATGAGCATGGTCCATGTATTTGGTACGCAGTGGTCACACTGGGGTACTACATTCATGATTAACCGCGAGACGTTTGCGGAAGATACAAAATACATTAAGATCATTGAACACCTATCAAATCTTAACTTTGTAAAGACTATTAAGGCTAACGCAACTCAGTGTGTTCATGATATTATTGTCATTGACCATGGCAATACAGAATTATCAACCGTACTAGAAACTATTAATAGCAAAGCCGGTGGAAGAAACGTAACAACTATTACTTACAACACTAGCTACTTTGATACTCTCAAAGAAATCCTCAAGAAGCAGCAAGAGAAGAAAGAACATTACGTTTGGATTTGCTCTAGTGTTTGTGACTATAGCGACTTTGATTTCTCGTATATTTGTGACCCATACGCTAAGGATCAACTGCATGTCTTCCCTAGCGGTATGCAAAAGTTCGGAGATACATTCTTCATTGATGTTAACAAGGCTCGTGAATTGATTTCAGAAATGGAAAAGCTTGACGACTTCCACAAGGTAAATTATAACGCTGCTATTAAAGCAAAACGTTTACCTGAGCCAGTTATTGTTACTAGTAACGACACCCATGTAGAAGCAATAAAGAACGTAACAGGATTCCCGTATGCAACTATACTTGTAGGGGATAACATAGACATTGAGGATACTGTTGTTGAACCGATGAATCTGTGGTCTCCGGAGTCAAAGAACATATTGATTACTAGTACCGGCGGAACTAGAATTGTTGTTCCCGTAGAAGCCAAAGACCATGTGACAACTGAACTTTATGAATACCCATATATCAAGCGTATGCCTAAACTCGCAAAGAGCAAGGCACTTGATATTGTGTTCATAAGCAACGGTGAAACAGTAGCGGATCAAAACTATGAGCAACTGCTAGCAGTAACACAGGGTCTGACTAACAAGGTTCACCGAGTTGATGGCATCAATGGTAGAACAGAAGCAAAACACGCTGCTGCTCAATGCAGTGAAACTCCTTGGTTCTTCTGTGTGCCAGCTAAGCTGTTTGTTAACAAGAAGTTTGATTGGAACTATCAAGCTGACAGAATGCAGATGCCGAAGCACTATATTTTCAACGCCCTCAATCCAGTGAACGATTTATACTATGGTCACCAATCAATGGTATTGTATAACAAGAATCTGATTCTAGGTAATAAGGGTGTTGGCTTAGACTTCACACTAGACAGCCCGCATATGTCTGTAGAATTGAATTCGGGTATCGTAGTAGGTGATACTGATGACCACAGCACTTGGAGAACAGCCTTCAGAGAAGCGGTCAAGTTGAAGAAGTATTCTGAGAACGGTGACGAAGTTGCTAAGCAGAGACTTGATATCTGGACTACTATCGGTAAAGGAACCTACGGTGACTGGTCTATCAAGGGTGCATTAGACGGTCTTGAATTCTATGATGAAGTCAACGGTGACCTAGCTCAACTGCGACAGAGCTATTATTGGGATTGGCTCAAGACTAGATTTGAAAGTAAGTATTAAGATTTTTTAAAGACGCACATAAATCTATTGTACATGCTAGTTTTCAACTGACCTGAAAAGATAGGGTCGATGACTCGATTCATAGTTATGAATTCGTCTAAGTCCGTACTGCATCTAACATGCTCATCGCAGGAAAAGAAATCGTTTCCTTGAACAACTACGAGTGAACCAGATGGTATATTGTCATACCAAATGTCATATGTTTCCTGAGACACATGCTCGGTGCTAGTGTTAATGACTATATCAGCAGTGTCATTGTACCGATACTCTTTCATGTCAACAGTTTCCGCTTGATACCTCTGCATGGTGTGATATGTTTCATTGAGCTTTGTGCTGTTCGGTTCGCACCACGGGTCAAGATCGATGTTGTAGATTGTATCAATATAAAACTTGCTATTCTGAAATAATATGTTAGCCAGCACACCTAACCAACCACCGAAGATGTAGATGTTACTGGGGATGCTGCTATCACAGTGTTTGTTGAGTATTTCGGACAACCAAATCTTACTATGAACCTGTCCGTCCCAAAACGCATCTAGTCCTCGTGTCCTTTCGGGTTCAGGTAAATCTCTTATCATGTTGAACCACTTGATGATTTGGGCACTGTCTAGATTGATATTTGTCATTATGATATTTATTTCGCTTGACAATGGTAAAAAAGATAAGTATAGTAGAGGTACAGTATGAAAAATAGTGTTAAACAAGTTGATTATCTGGCTGCATTTGTAGTGTCATTTCCGTTGATAGCAATGTTAGCCTTTTTAACCTATAAGCTTGCGTTAGAAGTTTGGTGTATTGCGTACGGTTTAATTTACTAAGTCTAAAGGAGACTGATTATGAAGAAGATTGTTTCACTTATTACAATGGCTGCAATGCTTGCAGTTTCTACTCCGGCCGTTGCCAACGGACGACACAATGATAATCGTTGGGGCGTAGATAGCAATCGTAATAGCCCTTATCATGGTAGGCATCACCGTAACAAAAATCGAATCAACACCGGCGAAGCAGTTGCTATCGGTATTGGTGCGTTGATTTTGGGTGCTGCTATTGCAAATAATAATCGCAATCGTCAGGTTGTTGAGCGTTACGAGTATCCGCAGTATCGCCGTCAGCCGCAGCAAGTGTGTCAGGATAACATTCAATACGATTATTATGGCAATCCCTATGTAGCTGGTCGTAACTGCTGGTATCAATAATGAAGCGGCCCGCCAAGCACGAAATAGGAAGATTTGACCGCTGGGTAAAATATTTTCAAGGTTCTGTTCTTACCCAAGAGCAGATTAAAGAACGAGCAAATCAATTGACTCGGGCAGGAAAAGACCCAGGTACGGTATAATATGGTAGTTTGTAGTTGCCGAGATATTAGAGATTCGCAATACAGTACTAAGGAAGAACTTATTGCTCGGTTGTTACAAGATGATTATTGCTGTGGCACATGCCTTGAAGATTTGTCATCTTGTACAAACAAATGTCTTGACAACGTAGACTAAACCGTATATAAATAGATTATCAGTTGTTTGATGCAATCTGATGTTTGTGCAGGACCCGGGGGCGGTACCCGGCGCCTCCACCATAGACGCATTTGCCTGAAAGGGGAAAGGCAGGGGATATACTCTCCGGTAAATCACTTAGCTTCCTTCTGCATTAGCAGAATAGCTAGATTGAAGTTGGGATCAGGTCCAACCAAGTGCGTCTATGATGGGGGCGAAATAGGATCGACTGCAAGGCAGAGGTGAGAGTAGACTGATTGGTTGGCCGCATATAAGCCAAAACTGTAAATGTCGCAGCTAATGACAACAATGTGGATCTTGCGCTAGCCGCATAATCCTGTGAGCCCGGCGGAGCTTAGAAACAGAATCCGCCAACTTACCCCCGATAAATATTCACATGTCTTTACTGCCTACATTATTTGTTGACCGACAACCGAATCTTAAATTCGATATTACTCGACTAATTGCAGAATACAATCTCAATGAAGATAAGATGGAAGATGTTACCAATCACGGTAACGCTGTACTTGTCCAACGTAAGTTTCATATTATAAAGAATAGTGTATACGAGGACGTAAGTTCGATGCCATACACATCCGAAGTAATTGATTCAGTAATGCAGTTACAAGAGTTCAGTAGTGTAACCTATCGAATAGTATTACCAAACACCTGTTACAATTGGCACATAGATACTGGGAAATTCTGTGTGCATATTCCACTTATTACTAATCCAGGATGTAGATTTGTGTACGACACTAGGGCCTTTTCTATGCCTGCTGATGGTTCAGCTTATGTAGTACACAACGGCATTCCCCATACTTTTATTAATGCAGGAACAGAACCTAGACTGCATCTTACTTTTGAAAATCTTTAAAGGGTTTTCGTTCTAGTTTATCTATAAGCTCGGATATCTCATCCCAATTAGTGATCCATTGCTCATACGTGCCTGGATTCTTTATAGCCATTTGTTTGTATCTAGATGGTTTAGTAACACCTAATATATCATATACTTTGGCAGGGTCATTCTTTATATTCTCATAGTCTATGATCGCTGTAAACTTTATTGGCATAGTAGCTAGAATATCGTAAAACGCTTTAATGTGCCTGTACCTTCTATATAAGTCTTCTTTAGTAAGATGAAAAGACGGAATATGTTCTTGCAACTCATCTATTCTAACTTGATGATGAGTCGGATATAGATGAAATTTTCCTATCTTAGGATAGATGCACCAACTAAGAGCAGACTCTACCATGTCCCTAGTACTTAATACCACTCTAACGTTTTTATCGAGGTGTAATAAACTATTGATAGAATGTGAATGACCTATAGCTAATGCAGGAATCTCTGTTATCTCCTCACGAGGCGTGAGATATTCTATAGGTAAATTAGCTTCACGATAAGAACTGTATAGACAATCTATTATGATTTTACTTCCGGTTCTTCCGGGAGAAAGCACTAACCACTTGTCATTTTCACTAAGAATCATACAAATATTTAGTACTATGGGTAGTACCAATTCGATAAATACAATATGGACATTAACGAACTCGAATCCTTTAAATTAAGCGATGCAGTATCCTTTCACAAGGAACTGAACCCAAAACTTTGGGAAGATGAAAAGCTTGATCCAGAGGTTCGTGACCAATTAATGTTGATTGCAGAAGACTTTGTAGAATATTTAGGTATTAGTAATCTCAAAGTTAAAGACGTTACAATAAGCGGAAGCAACGCTGCGTACTCATACACTCCCCATAGTGACTTAGATTTACACGTATTAGTAGATTTCAACGAACTACCAAACAACGAAGTCTACCAAGAACTATTCACTGCTAAGAAAACACTTTACAATGATGCCCATGACATCACCGTACGTGATGTTCCCGTAGAATTATATGTGCAGGATACCAACAATCCGGTTCAATCGTTAGGTGAATACAGTATTGTTCATGACAAGTGGATTCGTATTCCTAAAAAGCGTAGAGCAAACTTTGATGAAGTTGCTACTAAAGCAAAGTATGAAAAGCTAGGCGACCTAATTGAACTTGCACTTAAGTCCAAAGATTCTAAAAGAGTTAATGATACTATTGCGCTTGTCAAGCGTTATCGCAAGTCAGGATTAGATAAAGCCGGAGAGTTTGGTCCCGAGAATCTAGCGTACAAAGCTGTTAGAAAGCAGGGGCTAGTACAAGCCCTACACGACCTTAAAGTGCAATTACATACTGAAAAATTAAGCATTGACGAATATGCAAATGAAGACTATGATCCAAACGGTCCTCCCCCTGGACCTGAGTTCAAGCCCACAATGCCAGCGGGTACCGTTAAGGTAGATGTAAGTGATGTGTATGACTGGTACAAGCTAGGACAGCATATCAGCAATCTTAAAGGATTAGGTAAGCATGACTTTGGTCAGGGTCCTCCCAGCACAATCCTTTCGTTTGGTGATGAAGACACTGAACACAAATACATTCAAGATTTAGAAAAGACCGGACTCACTACAACTGACATTGATCCTGTTGACCCCAATCAGCCCAAGGGCATGAAGCGTCAAAAGACCGACCCTACATATAATGTCAACGAGACAGAAGACAAGAAGGCAGCAGTACTTAAGATTCAGAAACACTTGAATAAGAAGTATGGCGCTAACCTTGACCTTGATGGTAAGCTGGGCCCGTTGACTCTCAAATCAATCAACAAGTTTATGCCTAGAGCAAAAACTGGATTAGCTGATGAGCCTAACAAGACCACAGCCGTGCAGGGCAAGAAACTTAAAGAAGCCAAGATTGACGCCCATCGTCAGGGTGATACTATTTGGATTAACTATTTTGAGGTTCCTGAAAAAGGCAAAGGTCTTGGCACTCAAGAATATATGAAGTTTGAAAAGAGTCTTCCCAAAGATATTAAAAAGATTCGTTTGGTAGCAAGTGACGCTGGATATGGTCCTACTCACGAGTTTTGGGACAGAATGGGATTTGACTATGCTTATCCGGACGATGATAACGAAATGGTCAAGCTGCTTGAAGCCTCAGATTACAGTCAATATGAAAGCGAAATAGAAGATTTCGTACAGTCATTGAATCCTGATGATGTTGGCGTAGAGCAGCTTGGGCCGTACCACGTTCACTTTGAAGGATTCACTGATGAGTGCCAGCAAGATGCAGAAAGACGATGCAATCTACCATCTGATAATCCGCAACACTTAGCAAGCTACGACGATGTATATAAAGAAGTCATCAGAGATTTTGTGAGACGAGAAGGTGGCAAGAAGCCTCTTAAAGTTGGCTTTGCTGGATATCAAGACTATCCCGTCATCTATGCAGTGTTTGACAATCCTGAACCATATAAGAATCCAGATGCATGGAATCCTAAGATAGATGAAGCATCAGGGTATATTCCATCTGCAAAAGAAAAGAACGACCCTCGCTTCAAGACTGCCCTCACGGTAGATGTAAAGCCAGACGCAATAAAAAAGAATGCTAAGGCATTTGGATTCAAGACTTCACGAGCAGGCATTCCTCCCCAAGCACGAGCAGATGGTAAGATAGCAGAAGACCTAATGCGAGAGTTTAAAACTTTCTTAGGTGAGCAACAGGAAGAAATGTTTCCGGGCTACGATGAACAGCACAGAGAAAAGCGTTTAGGCAATTGGTTAGCTAAGTCTTGGGGCGTCCAGAACGGCAAGCCACAGACATTCTATCACGCTACAACCAAAGACTTTGATACATTCAACACACATGGCACAGGCTTCGCTAGTGCATTGGGTATGGCATATGAAGTAGAACGTCACGGTTCCTTCTTCGCAGTGGACCCAAAGTTCGCTGAGGGTTTTATTGAAGATCCAAACACTGGGCGAGTAAAAGAAGGTGGCAGAGTTCTTCCTGTTCACTTGTCAATACAATCACCTATTGATTTGCGTGATGACGCACTTTCAAGAATGTTGAGTGATGAAGAAACGGTAGAAGAATTCAAAGCCAATGACATTGACCTTCGTTCAATCTACAATCACTTTTACGAACTTGAGCGTTGGGAACTGTTTGACGGTCCCGAGGGTGCAGAGTTTATTGACAACTTACAGAAGCTAGGCTTTGATGGAGCAATCATCAATGAGTCAATCCCTAACGATAGCAACGCTAAGTCCGGACAAGTTTGGGTAGCGTTCAGCCCTAATCAGGTTAAGTCAGTGTACAATCGCGGCTCGTTCTCCCCTGATGATGCTAGACTAACCAAAGAAAGCGGTTGACATATGCCCAAAACTACTGTAGTGTGATAATATGGATAGAACATTCAACACTGCACTAGAAGCTAGGCATATCATCATGGATCTATGGCGTCAGTTGAATAGGTTGCCCTATAATCCTGACCTAAGGAAACTCTGCAACAACATCGGTGAAATGAATTCCCAACTCAGCCGTCTAGAAGTTGACGCTAGGCGGACACGCAAGACCAGTAAGGTTGACGCACATAGGGAAGACCTGGTCAAAGCTATCAAGCACCTTGAGCATCTTATCCTTATGGCAAAACTCATGGCATAAAAAAATATCCACTAAGGCGAAAAAGTGGTTGACAATCCCCTCACAATGTCGTATAACAAGACTATAGAGAGCAAGAAAGCAAACACTCTCTATATTCGTTCAAACTAAGGAGCTAATTAAATGTCTCAGATTTCAGATAATCTCACTATCACTTCTATTCAGGCCCGCAAGGCGATGCTTACTGCATTTAAGGTAAAGCGTCCTGTCTTTCTTTGGGGCCCTCCCGGCATCGGCAAGTCCGAATGCGTTCAGGATATTACCGAAGAACTCGGTGGTTACATGGTTGATTTGCGTATGGCGCAGATGGAACCGACTGACATTCGTGGTATTCCTTACTTCAATAAGGAAATCGGTAAGATGGATTGGGCTGAGCCTGTCGATCTTCCCAGCGAAGAACTCGCTGCACAGTATCCGATTGTTGTTCTTTTCCTTGACGAAATGAACTCGGCTCCCCCTGCTGTTCAGGCTGCTGGTTATCAGCTTATTCTGAACCGTCGTGTTGGTAAGTACAAGCTGCCTGATAACGTTGTTATCGTTGCTGCCGGTAACCGCGATAGCGACAAGGGCGTTACGTATCGTATGCCGATGCCGCTTGCTAACCGCTTCGTTCACATTGAAATGCGTCCTGACTTCAACTCTTGGCAGATTTGGGCTGTTAACAAGGGCATTCACAAGGATGTTGTTGGTTATCTCTCGTTCGCTAAGCAGGACATCTACGACTTTGATGCTAAGTCTTCGAGCCGTGCATTCGCTACTCCGCGTTCGTGGACGTTCGTGAGCGACTTGCTTACTGATGAAGACAACGTTGATAACGATACGTTGTTCAATCTTGTTGCAGGTGCAGTCGGTGACGGTCTTGCTACGAAGTTCATGGCACACCGTAAGGTTGCTGGTAAGATGCCGAATCCTGCTGACATTCTTGAAGGCAAGGTCAAGGAACTTAACGTCAAGGAAATCTCTGCGATGTACTCGCTCACGATTTCTATGTGCTACGAACTCAAGGATGCTATCGACAACAAGCGTGTTGATAACAAGAAGTTTCACGAAATGTGTGCAAACTTCTTCGACTACATGATGAAGAACTTCGAAACGGAGTTGGTCGTTATGGGTTCGAAGATTGCACTCAAGACGTATAAGCTTCCGATTGAGCCCTCGCAGCTTAACAACTTCGATGAATTCTACAAGAAGTACGGTAAGTACATTGTAGAAGCTGGCAACTAAGTCAGCGGCTCCTGGGGGAAGGTTAGAGACAGCCTTCCCCCACCCTCTTTATGTCTCGTCCAAAGGATCCTTTTATGGCTAAGCCAATCTTTAAGTACAACACCGAGCAACAGCACCTTCGTAATTGCCAGCTCCGCATCAACGGATTGACCGTCAGCGTTAACATGGGCAAACCGTATCAGTCAGAACTTACTCGGCATATCGCAGCCCGAGAAGAAATTCTATCTCGTATTTCTGCAACTGATTTGGCAGCGATGGAAGCGCATGAAAATCGAGTATTGACTGTAGCCGAAAAGGCAGCCGAAGCTAAGGCGCTGGCTATTGCTATGTCAGAAAATCGTGATAAGCCTTCGATTTAGGCTTGACATTATCCTAAAAGTTTGTTATAGTCAAAACATAATCAAGCAACGGAGTTTTTATGACCAATATTACTGCCCCTACTAAGCGCAATTCAAAGCGTTCACGTAGCAAGAAGTTTGAAAATCTTGTTGGTCCTACTGACCCGCGTGTTGACCATGATGCTCGTGAGCGTCTTATTACCGCTCGTATCGGTCTGCTTCTAAAGCACGCCTTCTTCGGTAACCTCGCTACTCGTCTCCAGCTTATCAATGCTGATGATTGGTTGACTACTGCTGCTACTGACGGTCTCAAGCTGTATTACAACAGCCGCTTTATCATGATGCTCAAGCCGAAGGAAGTTGAATTCCTCGTCGCTCACGAAGTCATGCACGTTGTTTACGATCACATTGGTCGTCGTATTGACCGTGACCCTGAAATCTGGAACATCGCTAACGACTACACTGTTAACGCTGACCTTAAGAAGCACAAGGTTGGTGAGTTCATCACGACGGTTCCTTGCTTGTATGAAAAGAAGTACGAGGGTTGGACTTCGGAAGATATCTATGACGATTTGATGAAGAACGTTCAGTACATCAACATTGATGACCTTCTTGACCAAATGCTTGATGACCATCTTGATGGTGAAGGTGACGATGGCGAAGATGGTGACGGCAATGAAGACCGTAAGGGTAAGGGTCGTCCTAAGATGTCCGAATCCGAGCGTGAAGCTATGCGTCAGGAAGTTAAGCAGGCTATTCTAAATGCTGCACAGCAGGCAGAAGCTGGTTCGATGCCCGCAGGTGTCGAACGTTTAATCAAGCAAATGACTGACCCTGTCATGCCCTGGCGTGAACTCATCCAGACTAATCTGACCTCTGCTATCAAGTCTGATTACACTTGGATGCGTCCTTCTCGTCGTTCGTGGCACATGGATGCTATCATGCCCGGTATGAATCCTGGTGAAGAAATCGATGTTGATATCTATATCGACATGTCAGGTTCCATCAGCAACAAGCAGGGTATGCAGTTTCTTAGCGAAGTTGCAGGCATGATGGATGCATTCGATGGCTACAATCTCCGTGTCACTAGCTTTGATACTAAGTGCTACAACACTCAAGAATTCTCTAGCGAGAACATGGAGCGTATTGAAGAATACGAATTGCACGGCGGTGGTGGTACCGACTTCGATTGCATCTTTGATGACCTCAAGGAAGCTGGTCGTGTTCCTAATCGCTTGATCGTCTTCACTGACGGTTATCCGTTCGGTTCGTGGGGTGATGCTGATTACTGTGATACGACTTGGGTCATTCACGGTGACCCGAATCCGAACCCGCCCTTCGGTACTTTTGCAATCTACGATGACCATCGCAAGAAGTGATCTAGAACCCGTTTCGGAGACTCGTTACATATATGAGTCTCCGGACGGGGGAAAGACCGTTTACGCTAGAGAAGTTGGTTCAGATAAGAGATTTATCGTGAAACAGGATCCTTTCATCATTGAACGTCAACAGACAGCCATGAGGTCCAATCGGCTACTGACTATACTAAAGAAGTCACAAACCGATACCACGCTTAAGGATGCTCTAGAGGCGCTTGAAGCACTATATATTATTAAGTACGGTGATGATAAAGACAATTGAAGATATCAATCTGCATACTTGGTTCATGAACCGAGAATTAGACTTTGCCCCTAAACACTTTGTTGTATCCGGTACCCGATTAACCACGGAATCTACGATTTGGATTCAAGAGAAATTGTCCGGTAGATACGCAATAGTAGCTTTGGAAAATGCTTTTATGGAACAAGTTCCGGCATTTGAAGACCCTAAGGAAGCATTGTTTTATGAACTTACATGGGGTTAGGGCTACTAGCGTTTGGATAGATGATTTTGGATTTGAACCGACTCCTCGCCGCATAGCTACATGCACGATAGACAGCAATATCTTTAGTGAAACACTACACTACGCTAATCCAATCATGTATTCGTTTGCTGAATTGGAAGAAATGGCTAAGTGGTGTTACGAAACCTTTGGTGCCACTGGCTATAATCCATGTACTATGCAAACTGTTTGGGGTTATCAGTATGATCCTGACTATATCTTTTGGTTCGGTGAAGAAAAACACTTAATGATGTTCATTTTACGCTGGTCATAAAATATTTTAGCCGACTATTTCCTCATTAAATACTTTTGCTAAACCTTAAGGAGAAAAGCAAATGGCTTTTATGAGACACGTCGGAAAGCATGGAGACCGCAAGATTGCAGTCGTATTCCGTGAAGTTCCAGGCGAACCACACATGGCATTAGTCGTGTACACAGAAATTCTTAATCGCAGTATCCACGATCCATTGATTTCATGCATCGAAAGTGATATTGGACAAAACAGTGAAGACCTCGCTCTTGCACTTAACCGCTCTTACACCACAGATGGTCAAATCATTCTACAGAAGCTTCACGCAGAAGGAATGTTAAAGAAGGTTCAAACTGAACTTATTGTCATGACCCCGCAACCCGGCACAATGATCAAGTTGAATGAACTTAACAAGATTCTTGACCAAATGAAGATGGGTGAAGATGCAGTCAAGAAGTTGACTGAAATGGATCAGCAGATGGGTATGCAGGATCCAATGGCAGTTGCAAGACGTATGCGCGGCGACAAGGATGCATTCACCCCCGAAACTATTCCGGGAAATAAACAGGCACCGACTGGAATCGATGCATCTGGTGATTTGTTAGGTGACACTACCCTTGCTAATAACCTTCGTCAACAGGCTTTAAGAATGGCAGCAGAAGCTAAAGGTCTGCTAGCAGAGTCAGAAAGAATGTTGAGTCAAGCAGAAACATTGGCACCTAGTGCAGCAGCTACTACCGCAGTCGGAGTTCCATCTAAGAAGACAAGAGGGCGTCCTAAGAAAACTGTATCAGTTGCCTAAATTTAGTAAGGATTAATGAATGTCACCCGAGTTTATCCAGAAGTGGGAAAACTTATTACAGGATGTTGACAAGCAAAAAGTACCAATTGAATTTATCAAAAAGATAATTCTTAGGCTTCAAGGTAAACGACAACGTACTATTAACATCGAAAAATTGTTAGATCAGGGACTAGATCCGGATCATGTTGAAGATATTATTAGTAGAAAAATCATTGACCTTGATGATGAAGTTATCGGAATTGAATTTTTACTTAATGTTCAAAGCATTGCAGACGTAGTGCAACCAGAAACAGACAAATTACTGAATGGACTATGAAATTAATATTAGCATGTGATCCCGACGGGGGAATAGGCTATCAAAACAGATTGCCCTGGACTAATATCCAGGGCGATTTGCCAAGATTTAAGAGTCTTACTGAAGGTCAAACTGTCATTATGGGACGCAACACTTGGGATAGCCTGCCGAAGAAACCATTACCCGGAAGAGTCAACATTGTCGTATCTTCTAGACCACTAGAAGCGGAACATCACAATGTCATTAGATCATCGGAGATTCATTTTAACAGACCAGACGATGTTGAATTTTGGCTTATTGGCGGCGCCAAATTAATTGAGCAATATTGGAACGAGATAGATGAAATTCATCTAACCAAAGTATATGACCATTACGCTTGCGATACCTTCATAGATTTGCTATACATAGAGCATAACTATGTAAGGACCTACAGCGAAATGTTTCCTGACCATACATATGAGATTTGGAAAAGAAAATGAAGCAATATCACGATTTACTTGAAGACATACTAAATAGTGGCGAAGTCAAAGATGACCGAACAGGCGTCGGCACTATAAGTGTCTTTGGTCGTCAATTGCGATTTGACTTGACAGCGGGCTTTCCCGCTGTAACAACTAAAAAATTAGCATGGAAATCAGTAGTTAGTGAACTACTGTGGTTTATTGAAGGGAGCGGAGATGAGAGAAGACTTGCAGAAATTTTATACGGATCCAGAGATACTGAACGTAGCACGATATGGACAGGAAACGCTCAAGCAGCTTATTGGACGCCAAAAGCGAAATACGACAGGGATCTGGGACGAGTATATGGTGTACAGTGGAGAGACTGGCGAGGAGTTGACCAACTCTCAAATCTAATTGAAGGCATCAAGAAGGACCCAAACGGTCGTAGACATATTCTTACCGCATGGAATGTTGACGAACTTGATCAGATGGCATTGCCTCCCTGTCACGTTCTCGCACAGTTTTATGTAAGCAACGGTAAACTAAGCTGCCACATGTATCAGCGTAGCGTTGATGTATTCCTTGGCCTACCCTTCAACATCGCTAGTTATGCATTGCTTACCCACATGATTGCACAGGTTTGTGACCTTAAAGTAGGTGAACTTATCATTTCAACCGGCGACACGCATATCTATTCAAATCATATTGAGCAGGTTAAAGAGCAATTGAGCAGAGAAGAATACCCACTTCCTCTCCTTTTCCTCACCCCCGAAATAAAAAGTATTGACAAATTCTCAATGGATGCTATACTGTTATTTGACTATCAGAGTCACGGTACTATTAAGGCTGATATGGCAGTATGAAAACAATTGTTGCTCATAGCTTCACCCTCGGAGATGTTGAAGACCCTGACATCTATGCTGCCGAGCCTCTTTGGGAATGGCAGAATAGTGAAGCAGGTAAATGGGCAATGGAAAACTGTTCTGATACTCCCAGTTGGCACCGAGTCATGATTCCTTATGGATATAGTTATCATGTAGAAATTACACTAACCCCTAAGCAACTTGTATATTGGAAGCTGAAATATGACTAATAAAGAACAGCGGCGCCTGCAACTTATCAACGACATGTGCCTAACAGTTAGACACGATTATGGAATCACAATTAGTGAAGATGATCGTATGTACACGCTTAATTCAGGAATGACTGAACTGGAACGAAAAGGATTTTTCAATACCATGACACAGGTTTTTGACCATCACGTTGAACCTATTCTAAAAGAGCGTGATGAGTTGATTGGCGGCAACATGATTCCCCTTCCTAAGAGTGAACAACACGCCAAAGCTATGATTCTATTAGCAGAATATTATTTGAATAATAGATGAGGATTTCAAGCCTACTATGAGTGGCTATCTAATTCCGCATCACGGTCTAAAAAGACAATACTATAACCTGCAAGATGAGTTGCTAGATACAACTCACGAGGCTCTGAAAGAAGGGGTGTTGATTGATGGTCCCTTTACCGCTGCACTAGAATCATGGCTTTGCAATTACACAGGGTGTAAATTTGCTACAGTAACGCATAGCGGAACCCACGCACTAGAATTTATTGCAGGGTATCACTATGATTTAACATTTTTAGCAGGGGAAGAAGACGCACCTCGTATTCGTATTCCTAATCTAAGTTCTCCTTCTACACTAAATGCATTTGTTAGTACAGGATGGGATGTAGAACTAGTCGATACGGATAGCAACGGAATAATCAAGTTTGACGATGACTATGAAGATGGCTTCGATGTATACACCTGCTATGTAGGATTATGTGGTGCAAGCGTAGACCGCAATTTCTATTCTAACACAATTGTAGATGGGTCGCAACATTGGCTATCAGTAAACCAACATCAAATAGGTGATGCTATGGCTATCAGCTTTGATCCTACTAAGAACTTACCGAGCAGTGGTAACGGCGGCGCAATTGTAACAAATGACCAATCACTATATGATTGGGCAAAGGTTATGAAGAATAATGGCAAGCTGGATCACTACTATCCTGGTACTAACAGTAAGATGAGTGAATTAGAGTGTGCCCATCTGATGGTTAAAACCAATTACATTGATAGCTGGCAAAATCGCAGAGAACAAATACGAAATTACTATTTGGATAGATTTGAGGATTTGCCGATTCGGTGTCTCAGTGAACCTTTTAAAAAACATGCGGATCAAAAGTTTGTCATCTATACTCCAGAAAGAGGTGAACTGTATACGTTCTTAGAGAGTAACAAGATTGAAGCGCGGGTACACTATCCTCAGGCAATAAGTGAGCTACCTATTGCTAAGGATATTATCAAGAAGCCAGACATGATTAGCACAAGTATTGCATTGTCTAGGGGCGTACTGAGTCTTCCTATCTATCCTGAATTAACCGATAGTGAAGTAGAAACTATTGCAGATAAAATACATAAGTTTTTTGATAAATAAAAACGTTATGAACATTTACTGGCTACTCACACTTCTTCCTGTATGGATCATTCACTCAGTATTAGGGCTGGGCGTATTAGGTCTATTGATTGCATTCTTTGTGCAACGCATTCCGTTTGTTAAAACATATGGATATATGATTAAGATTGTATCTTCAATCTTACTAGTGCTGGGACTATTCTTGCAAGGTGCATTAGCGTATAAAGAAAGCACTGCTCTAGCAGTAGCAAAACTTGAAGCTAAGTTAGCTAAAGCCGAAGCAAAATCACAGAAAACTAACGTCGAAATTGTTGAGAAGATTGTTAAAGACACCGAGGTCGTCCGAGTAAAAGGCAAGACCATCACTGAATATGTTGACCGTGAAGTTGTCAAATACGAAAACAAATGTCCACTTCCTTCTGAGGTCATCCGCGCACATAATGCTGCTGCTACGATGGATCTTAGTAAGCTTGAAGGAGACAAGAAGTGAAGAAACTAATGCTTCTCCCGCTTG